TTGAAAATGTAACAGCGCCAGTTGCTGAAAGCGTATTTGAAAATGTTACGGCACCAGTTGCTGAAAGCGTATTTGAAAGAGTAGTAGCACCAGTTACTGCTAGTGTATTAGCAAGAGTAGTAGCACCAGTTACTGCTAGTGTATTAGCAAGAGTAGTTGTATCTAATACCCTAAGTTTATCGCTAATATAAGTGTATGCATTAATGTTTGTATTTGTACCAGTAATATTTGTATTTGATTTGATATAAATGTCAGTAGAATTTATATTTGCTGAAGTGCTTTGAGTATAGATGTTAGAATTTATAGTCGTATTGGTTGTCGAAACAACAAGATTGGTGCTGTTGATATATGTGTTTGTTGAACCGATATTTGAAGTGGCTCCAGTAATAGTAACATTACTGGCGATAGTAGTATTGGACCCAGTAATATTAACGTTCGATATAATATTAGTATTTGAAGTTGTTACTACAAGATTACCGCCAGTGATATATGTGTTTGCATTTATATTCGCAAATCCGCCAGTAGTTTGGATAGTTACATTAGAAAGAATAACAGTATTTGTGCCAACGAATTTAGTATTCGAGGCAACGTTTACAGAAGCTGCATTAACCTGTACTGTATTAGTAGATGCGTCAATATTTAAAACTGTGTAAGGACCGCTTTCTGGTCCATCTGTCGCAGAAGAATTTACATACAGATTGCCAGTTATAACGTTATTATTTGAAGTAACGTATAAATTTTTACCTGTTGTTATGAAAGTATTTACTGTTGTACTTACTACTAAATTATTTGAATTGATTGTAGTATTAGAAATAGAATTTATAATTAAGAAATTACCATTAACCAAAGCGTTAGCTGACTGTACAGTAAGCGTGTTAGAAACGATACCAGCATTCGAAGTAGTTGTAATTAATAAATTACCAGATATAATTGAAGTGTTTGTTGTTGTAGTTGTTGTAAGATAATTAGTGGTTAAAATCGTATTAGCTGTTGTGGTAATTGTTAAATTACCAGAATTTATAGCAGCGTTTACTGATTGAACAGTTAATGTATTAGAAACAACACTAGCATTAGAAATCGTAGAAACGTTTAAGTTATTAGAATTTATAGCTGTATTTGATATGGTGTTAACCCATAAGAAATTCGAATTAACCAATGCATTAGCTGATTGGACTGTGAGCGTATTAGAAACGATTCCGGCATTTGAGGTTGTAGTAATTAACAGATTGTTTGAAGTACAATATGTGTTCTTAACTGTGTTAATAATTAAATTACCAGAGTTAATATAAGCATTCGAAGTTGAATTTACAATCGTAGTATTAACATAAATGTGAACATTTGTTCTATCGCCGAGAACTGGATCCGAGTTAGCAAAAATCATAACTAGATTAGCAGGACCAGTTACCAAAGAACCTGATGAATTTGTATAATTAAATGTAGTGTTCGTTGTTACAGTAAGCGTGTTAGAAGCCGTTACGTTACCGCCACGAAGGTTGTTAATTGCAAATAATGTATTGGCTCCAAAATATCCATTTACAGTACCGTTTCCATTCGTAAATCCACCTATAACTGTATTATCAGTAGTTACGGCATTTGTTGATAAAACAGCAATAGTGTGGTTCGTTCTTGATAACCAAGTACCGAACGTTTGAGAATTAGCTACCTGTGAAATGTAAACTGACATTTATTTCTTTTCCATTAATTGCATTAACATTTGTTTGATTTCACTTAAATCATTTTTAGTTGATTGTAATTCCTCTTTAAGGATCTCATAGCCATCAATAGCTTTTTTGATCTTTAATTTTTCTTCTTTTTCTCTTTTGTATTTATTTAATGCTTCTGTGTTCACATTTAATATAGCTTTAGAATTCGAATCACGAACCAAATTTGGCTCATCTGTAACTTTATAATACATTATACATTTCCGTCACTTAATGCAATTGCTCTATAATCTTGGATTCTAGGTACAATACTAGAATCAGAAGAAAGAAGAACAATTTTTATTGAAAATGATTTATATTCAGTAAACAAACTTCCATCACGATTTTTATAAGTTAATATTCCACTATCAAGATATGCTGTATAATCATAAGGATCCGTGGTTTGAGTTAATCTGTATTCGTATTCAATAAAATCATTAATATTGGCTTTACTGCTTACAAGAGCATTATCTGTTTGAAGCTGCGTCCAATGTTTACTGTCGAATAATTCTGGATCAGCCCCATTCCAAAATTTTGCGAATACAAACATATCGGTTCCTGCGGGCTTATATGCAGCAACATATACTTTAATATCCTGCGCCTCGTTACCATCAGCCAATACTACTTTCTTTGAAGTATATCGAGCCTTTGCGGTTCCTTGACCTGGAGTTTTTTCAGTTGCAAGAATAGTCAATGAAGTATTAACATACTGTATATTTGCTTCAGAACCACTAGAAACACTAACATTTGCACCAGCAATAAAGACCGAAGGATCAACAGAAGTCTCGCCTCCGAGATAATTGATTATTATGGTACCATGTGTAGTATTAGATGCATATGAATAAACAACATTACCTGTTTGCGATTCGCTTGGAGTTCCAGTTGTCTTTAATCTTACAGTTTGCCCAACATTAAATGTACCTGTTGAGCCATCATACTGTATTATTACTGCTTTATTTTTATCGGTGTTATAATCATAATTTACAATATTATGAGTTGTAATAATACCGCATTTAATTAAGTCGATTATTGGGCTTAATTTCCTTTCTGTTGTGCTAAATGTAGCGTTAATTGTTAAAGATTTGGCACCAGTGTTATAACGATATTCATCGCTTTTACTTAGAACAACACGTTCTTTATCATAAAATGGAGCTTCTTGTGCATAAACTAAATTATAAAATTTATTATCTGCTCCGTAAGTATTAGAAAGACCCTTCAATGAGAAAGTCAAATCCGTAAGAGGAGCTGAAGAAATTGCAAATTTAGGCATTACTACATTATATTTTACAGTATTAATCGTTGAGATAGTAGCAGAAGCTTGCGATGTAGCAGCTAGTATTTTATGCGATTCAGTCAAATGAACACCAGAATTGGCTGTTGAATTGCCAATCATTATATAACCATTTGAGTAATTTATGTTTTTAACATACCCATAAAAATCACCATTGCCACTTAACTTACCAATAGTAGAAACAGAATCGCTAAATGTTGGTAATCCTTCAACAGTAATTGTTTTGGCTACAGTATCCCTTCCGGATACTTTTCTTATTATGGTATTTGACCCAGTGCTGTTTCTTATATAGATCATATCATTAACTAAAATAGACGATGCGCTTGCAACATTTGTCATAGTTGTTGAAGTGCTAACAACTACTACTTGCGTATCAATAGTATTATTTGAAAAATAAACTTTTTCATTTGTTTCAAAAGTACCAATTAAATCATTAGCCGAAAGATATTCAGTATCGTCGTTTTCCAAATTTACATTTACTGGATTATTAAGTCTAGGACTGAAGTCACAAATATTTAATCCAAATTTAATATCTTCTTTTTGATAAGGCGTCCAAGTTTTATTATCAGAAGATGTAAACATGACACCGACATCACTATTATTGAAAATAGGAGTGTTACTGAAAATATCTACACCACCCTGTTCGGCAACCCAAATAGCATAATCTGGGCTTGCGCCATCGGGTAAAACACAAATCGCATAATCTTTTTTATTCTCAACGAAAACAGGAGCATCGAATACGAAAGTTGTTCTTTTATCAGGCGATGCATTTGAAGAAATATTAACCGAAGAAGGTTTAAGGTAAGAAGAAGAAAAAGGTAAAACTTTAAATCCTGGGAACCCGTTAAACATTTCTCTTATTTCTACACGAATACCACGCACTGCATCTTTTTTGAAGAACCAAAGATCAAGAGATTTTAAAAATATTCCTGCAATATTGTCAGGCTCGTTTACTTTAAAAGACTGAATAATAGGATCAGGGTTTGGGTTATCAGTTGTTATTGTAAAATTTCTAGTTACTTCATTTGTCATTATAACTGATTTTTTAGCAATACCTCTAGTAACAGATAACTGTCCAGAGGTTGTATTTAAAGTTACATTTTCTTTAGTGTAAGATAAATTGGTACCAAAGAATGTAGAAGAAGCTTCAGATTGTATAAAATCTGTTCCTTGATCTAAATTAATAACATCCACAAGCCTGAATAATCTCTCACCTGCATAAAAAGTTTTTGCAGGAAGATCAAAATATCCATAAATTTCACCAGTCGCGTCGGCTTGTAAAACTGAAGTTGTTTCAAGAGTTTGGCCAAAATTTACAAACTTCTTACAGTACTGTGTTATATCTGTTTCGTCAAAGAATGCATATAAAATAGAATTAGGTTTCATACCTGTTGCGTGAAACTGGATTTTTTGATCGTTAATAAATGGCTGAAGGGCAACAGACTGTACAATATCGCCAAAATCATACTTAGTGTTTTTTGACTCTGATAGAGATAGTTTTTTTGTTCCTGCTTCTTGTTTAGATTCTGACGTTACTGTCTGTTTAGTAGTGTAATCTGTATCTGTTGTACCCCAACCTGCTCCAACTCCTTCTCCGGCTCTTTGACCAGTTACTGTAGTAATAGGATTGGTGGTATTGAGAATTACCTTGTCTACTTCTACATATGTACCGATAACTGTACCTAATGCATCAGCAATAGCAGCAAAATTAGAATAAAGGTCAAGATTAATATTTAAACCTGGATTATCTTTAAAGGTTGGAGTCCAATCACCTTCTGGGAATAATTTAATATGTCCATTATAAACATATGTAACGTCTTGCGAACAGTTTCTATACTTACTTGCAAAAGGTTGTGAAATATAATTAATAGTAGATAAGTCAGGGTAATCTAGGGAAATTAAACGACCGTTAGTTGATAATCTTGTACCAGTTGTTGTTTTATAATTTAAATCTACTCTAATTTCTTGAACCATAGGTCTTGCTTCAGTAGCACTATAATCTATAGCAATTCTATATTGAGGATCTGTAACGTTACCGATATCATGACCTCTCATAGGATCTACTAGAAGACCATACTGAAATCTATTCCCGCCAGTTCCGTTATCAATTAATAGAGTTTTTGTTGATAGTTCTAGAGTATTTAATGTTGTATAATACTCAAGATTTTCAATTCTCTTATCAAGAGCTGAAATATCTCTCATAGTATATCTTCTGTTCTTATAGTAAGTTATATCTGAAGATAAATCGGCTCTTCCGCTTGATAGAGCTTCAGAAGGAGGTAGAGATGGGTAAGGCGGAACTTTAATCATAGCTAAAGTCATCATCGTTGCGATATCGCCAGGCGGTATTGGGTTTTCGTCAGGTGAACCCTCAACAACTTTTACGTTACCAAATGAATCTAAACCAACTTTATCATATCTACCAACATAATATTCTAAATCTGCTTCGAAAGAAGAATCAGGAACCGGAACATATTTAAGAAGAGGTCCATCAAATACTAAAGCAGTATTGGTTGCTGGATTTGTTGTTGCGAATGAAATACTAGTATTATAGACGGCTGTATTAGCCATTTGTACTCTAAAATCGATTGTATTTCTTAAGTCATATTGACCAGATGTAGACGAATTATATAATGGTATATCTTGAGTAAGAATTGTATTTGCAGTTATCCCTGTATCGTCGATAGGATATGAGTCTACAGAAAAATACCCAGCGCCTGTTGTAAAATCAGCCAAAAATGCATCAAATTGTACTACTATTTTTCTACTAGCAGGAATAGTAACTCCTGTTTTTTTACTAATATAAGATAGACCATAAAATGCATCATTTTGACCATTATCTAAAATAAATGAAGAAGTTTGGTCTGTCATGTTTGCAACATCATAACCAGAGTCTGTACCTACGTATACTTTTTTAACTCTATATACATCAGGAATACCAAGGCACCATGGGCCAATATTCTTTTTTGTTGCGGTTGATGTATCAATTTTAACTAATAAATCTTTAAATAACTTTTTCTTTAAAGGAACTGCTTTTGATCTTCTAACATTATAAATCGCTTCTGCAGTAAAACTATCACTAAAGCTTCTATTTAAAGTTAAATTTGCTGACTTTTGATTTTCAGAAATAGTAATAGTCGCATTAGGTAGAACAGAAGAACCAATTTGCTCACCAGCAACAATATATAATGCTAAAAAAGTCCCAGTTCCGGTTTGGGTGCTACCAAGAGTTGTAGTTAAGGTTATTTGTGTATCTGAATTTACCTCTAAAATTCTTTTATATATAGGGGTATTAGAAACATTAGCAATTCTTATCAAATTACCATTTGCAAATTCAGTTGTAAAAAATGTACCTGTTCCGGTTATAACTGCTGATCCTGAACTACCAGTTATATAACCAGCTACATTAGCAGCACTTACTCCTGCAGAATCATTAGTACAAGTGATTATAAAATCTCTTTCTTGTATATTATTGAGATCTCTATTTGCGGTATACGGTAAAAAATTATTACCGCCCGTAGTATCCTGAACAGGGATAGAAGCTTTGCCAATATTTGATATTTCAATTGCAGTTTTAGCTTTAAAATCAAATTGATTTTTATTTAAATTTGTAAAACTGAATAGAGTTTTAATAGCTTTTTGAGCATATGGGAAAGTTAATGTTTGTAAAGTTGTATCCTTAAGAACACATTTACCAAATTCAAGAGCAGGATCCGCATAACCTTCTTTAGTCGAACCATTTGTTGCATAAATGCTTTTTACTGATGAAAAATTAGAACAAATAATATTTGTGAGATACATTCTATAAATGCAACTTGCAGTTCCTGGAACTCCAGAATCGTATTCTATACCAATAATATTGGCAGTACCAATTTCCGAACCTCCTGGGCTTAAATCTCTTGTTCTATCCCCTGGTGTTCTACCGCTTATTGAAGTCGTTACTGCGCTTCTTAATGAAACTTTTTGAAAAGAAGTTGGGTCGAAAATACCAGAAAATTCATTAACAAAAATATAACTACCCATCGAAGCAGTAGTAGTTTGTGTATCGATAGTTTTAGTATCTGTACCACGGCGAATAGAACTGATTAATTTACCAATAGTTTCAACTCTATAACCATTTACATAGGCTAATCCTTTTTCTATTTCTAGTTTTAATTCATCAGCAACAATATCACCGTTTGTATCATATTTTGTCGCCAAACGAACAAAAAATGGATCAATTATATAATTGCCACTTTCGTCGAATGTACGTTTTGCTAATTGTTTTCCTAAATTAGAATAAGAAGGGTCTGTTCTAACAATAGAAGGCTGACCTTCTGCAAAGTCGGCGATTGCAAAAAAGCTTGTACTTGTAGTGGTGTCAAATGTTTCTCTTGAAGTAAGAACTGGAGTAAGTTTTAATCTATGTGCACCTGGAGCTGAGTAATTCGGAGCTCCAGAAGCATTATCAAGAAGTGCTGTGTTTGATTCTGGGGTATCTATAGTTTCGATAGTCGTATAACCGATAGAAACTTTATCTGGGAAAGAATCGTATTTAGAAAGAATATAACTCTGCGGTTCCGCTCTAGTGAAGAACCCCTTTTGGAAAATTACACCCTCTTGAGCATGAACAATATATCCGACCCCAGTTGGCGCAGAAACGCCACTTATAGTTGTATTCGCAATAACAACGTTACCAACTGGGTTACCAGAAACAGTATAAAGAGTTAGTTGCTCTCCTGCAACAAAGAATTTTTCACCATTATCGCCAGCCTGGGTATATCTAATGTATAACGTGTTTAGGTCAGGGGCTTTAGCATTACTACCTGGATACGTATTAAGAATAATTGCTGAAATATTAGCAGAGTTAATTACTGTTAATCCAAGAAACTCATTGACATTTCCGAAAACTGAACCATTAGCATATTCGTCAATAATTTTTACATATGGAATATTACTTTCGAAAGAAAGCTGACACCCCTCTACAACAGAACCTTCAGTAAATATTTGACGACCAAATTTCGCAATCTGATCCTGCTGAATAGATTGTAACTCATTAAGTTCTCTTGTTTGAACAGCTACGGCTGGTCTAAAGAGAATTTGATGATACCCACTATCTGTGTTAAAAGTATCAAAGTACGGACTACGAGATAGGTTGGTATCTAAAGCCATTATTTCCTCTAAAATTTAATAATTAATTTAAGCTGTTCATTAGACGAAGGATCTTTGTCGAATTTACTTATATTATCATGATAAAGCACCTTACCGCTATATTTAACCAAATCTGGATACACAATAGAATCAGGTAAAGAAGTATTACCGTATGTACCAGAAGTAACCCCCCACAAAACGTTGTTTCCTATTCTAAATTTACCAAGATAAGGGGTGGTATCGTTATTGTTTATATGGTCTACGTCTGCTAATACTAATACAGGATATACATTATTTATCACAGTTGATTTAGTTCCTGTTGAATTTTCTATAGTATCAGAAGGATTAAATGCTTTATTTGTAAAATCATCAAATCCTTCAATAGTAACAGATGTAAGTTTTATCATTTTATTTGCTGTATTCACCGAAGTAATCAAAGCAGTAGCATTTGTATCAAGGTTAATTATCTTTTCACCAGCAATAAAGTTTACTTCTGTTAGATATTCAATATCCAATTCATCATTTGTACTGATAATTTGACCAGTTGCATATGTATCAGATTGATATACATATTCATACTTTTGATATGGGTCAGAATTACCAGAAAGAGTTATTCTGGCAGTTTGATTAAACTTTTTACCAAATGAAAGAGAAGAATCTTTTTCGCCATTTGCTGTTAAAATTTTAGTAATTTGAGCATGAGATTCTGTTCTTGGTTCGTAAATAAAATCACCGACCGAGAAAGAACCAAGTACGTCTGTAAGTCTAATCTTAGTATTCTTTGCATTTAAATTTGTAACATTCAATTTAAGCTGATGAACTTGTGGCGTAATAAAAATAGAATGTTCTTCTGCGGGGTTAGTTACTCTTGTATCTACTATATTAACATTTGCTCCACCGATTGTTTTAGAAAGAGCAAAACCAGAAAGAGTATAGATGTAATGTACTTCGCCTTCTGTTTCAATAACTTCATCTATATTGACGTTTGCACCACCCTTTGTTTCTGAAAGAGCAAAAGATGTTGAATCGACGTAAGAAACATAATAATAAGTGTCTGATGTAAGACCACCAATAGGTGTTTGAAGAGGAGCTACACTATAATAAATTTTATCATTTAAATCTAATTTATCATCAGCGTTACTTAACATTATTGTATTTGCTGCGGAGTCAACAAACTCAGTATTTGCAACTACTGGGTATCTATTTGAATTATTAGCATGAGAAACATAATAATATGTTGATCCTGTTAGACCATCTATTGCTGTATTATTGGTCGGAACTGTATAATAAACAATATCACCAATATCAAATTTAGCTGAAATGTTATCCAAATAAATTAAATCTTTTGAAGAATCGAATCCATCTGTATTTGCATAAATTGTAAATGTGCTTGGTGTTGTAATTTTTGATTCTGTAATTGGTATAATTGCGCCTTCTAACGTAGCAGAGAGAGCAATTGAAGACGAATTAACAAACGCTACATAATAATCAAAATTATTTACTAGACCATCAATAGCAGTGCCGCCAGCAGGAACAATGTAATTTACAATATCATTAACTTTATATATTGTATTCGCTAACTCCATCTTAATAGTATCAAAATTATTATCAAGATTAATTTTATTGTTATTAACATATCTTAGATAATGATCTTCTTGTTCTGGTGATTCAGATGGATAAATGTTTATAAGCGCCCCACCCTGTTCTTCTGAAAGATCAAATCCAGAAGAGTTAGCAGTACGAATATAATAGAAACTATTATTACTTAACCCACTAATAGCGCCAAAACTATCTACTGGTGTATAGTAAAGAACTTTATCGCCTACGCTAAAATAAATATTAGCATTTTGAATTTCAATACGAGCAGTTTCTGGATCTATAGAAGAAGCATCAAAAGTTCTGGCGGTATCAATACCAATAGGATTTTGAGAAGAATATGTATTTGCAACTATATTTCTATAGATTACAACTTCTCCGGTGTCCATGAATACCTGATTAATTTTTCCAGTTCCTCCTGGAATTTCTTCAGATACATTTTCTAAATCGGAAGCTAATGTAAAATATTTGATTTGAGTATTTGTAGCTTGTGCATTTGCACCTGAAAGCCAACCATAAATTGTAGCTTCTTGATTTTCTAAATCATCTGGATCTGCTACAAATGTTCCTCTAACGCTCTTCAATTCAATAGTTGTAGTATTTGAGGAAACAATAATACCTGCGGAATTGGTTCCGGGCTGGACTAAAATTTCGTTATCGGCAAAATAAATTGAATTCCAGTCATCGTACTTTAATGTAACTCTATCAAAATTATCAACTTCGAAAATAGCGTCATTTATAAATGGGTTTTTAATAATACCTATTTTTCTATAAGAACCATATGTTGGGAAAAAGAACGATTCGTTAATTGTTGTATCGAATTTCTTTGAAACACCAGAATAAAATGCTCCTAGTTCAGAATACGCATCAAAACCATGTCCTCTAATTGGGGAAACAGAAGCTTCAAAAGACGCACCATGACCATATAGAGTATTGCTAGAAACTGAAACATTTGCTCTTGTATAATTTTGACCATGATTAATTAATTCAACGGCAGTGATTTTTCTTGTTGGGTTTCTATCGCTAAGATCAATAGTGCAAAAAGCGAGAGCGCCATTACCATCACCATCAATATTAACCCTTGGGCCAATTACATATTCAGTTGCATCATTTGGAGAAGAGTATTTTGAAATAATTTTTCCGTTTGCTGTTGGTACACCATCAGCAGTTGTAACAAAAATAGTACCACCAGCCGAGAACCCACCATATTGTGTTTGTACGGTTATATTTGGATTCGTATCAAGGGAAACAATTCTAGCTTTAATCTTAGAAGTTGTTCCATAAAGAAAAGATGGGCGAGAATTTTCATTAACTGGGATAAAATTACTTCCTAGTACATCAGAAAGAATTACAGTAAAATTATTTGTGAAAGAAACTGTACCATTTGTAAATAGATTGTTGTTAGCATTATCAACAACAGATAAACTTTCTCCAACTAGGAAACTCTGGTCAACAGGATGAATATCGGCGAATGTTACGACTGCCGAGTTTAAGTTTACATAAGTTATTGATCCGAGCGAACTACTTCTATTATAAGAATCAATAGAAATAGCTGTTGGGATAGAATAAATTTTCTTATTGTCGATACCTTGTTCGAAAGGAGCGTTAACAAACATATATGGAAAAACGGTTAATGTGTGATCATTTTGAGTAAACTGTACTGTGTGAACTTCACCCGCCCCTGTTCTATCTTCTGTTAAATTTATATTTGCGCCATTATAACTTGAAGAAAGAGCAAATGAAGAAGAATTAACAAAAGAAATATAATATGTACTACCATTAACGAGTTGCCCAGATGGGGTTGTTTTTATAGCAGTTCCTCCATCTGTTGAGTAAATAACCTTATAGTTTTTCTCATAAAAAGTATTAGCATTTGTTAATTGTATAACATTATTTGTAACGTCAACGCCAGTCGTATTCGCTGTAATATTTTTAACAGTATGAACGTCTCCATTTAATCTTCTATCTTCTAAAGATATATTAGCAGATAATCCTGCTTCTAAACTATCAGTTTCAGCAAGCGCAAAAGCTGTTGTATTAGCATACGAAACATAATAATAAGAATTACCTACCAAACTTCCTAATGGTATACTATTTGTTGGTACAGTATAATAAACTTTATCATGAACGCTGAACATTGTATTTGCTCGAGCCATCAAGAAAACATTTGCGTCTGCATTTGCACCAATCGTATTAGCAAAAACGTTTCTATTTACGACTGTATACTTGAGAGTGTGCGCCTCACCAGGAGTTTCTCTATCTTCTGTTAAGTTTATATTTGCGCCATTATATGTTGTTGAGATGGCGATATGAGTAGAATCAACATATGAAACATAGAAAGATGCATTATTAGCTAGTCTTGTTCTAACGACGCCATTAGGGTCTGTATATGAAGCCTTTATTGCGGTGTTATTAGTAGGAACTATGTACTTTACATAATCGTTCAAACGAAAATATGTATTAGCGTTTGAAATTTTAATTTTATTGTTTATAACATCAACACCAAAAGTGTTTGCAGTAGCGGCTCTTAGAAAATAATTAGGATCGGCAATTCTTGTAATTCTGCGAATATTTTTATAGTCTTCATTACCTACTTGAATAAAAGAACCAACACTAAAATCGTCTTGGAATTTAGTTACGAATCCAGTAAATTCTTGTGAAAAATCAGTAGTTTTTGACCAACCACTATTGGCTATTATTTCATATGTAAGTCTGCCTGTATACTCAATGGCTTTATTAGAATCATCAATAACGTCTACCAATCCGTTTTTTTGAACTGGAGAAGAAACAGTATCAATTAGTGGGTAATCAACATTAAAATCAATTTCTGCATTAGTTTCTAGTCTCAATACAGATGTATTTGATGTGACGATTGTACCAGATGCACCCGTATCTGATTGTATTAGTGTATCGCCAACATTATAAAAACCAACATCGTAAATGTATTTGATATTGTATATGTATTGTGTTACAAGATCGCCAATGGTAAAAACGCCGTTTAGATCTTTAAGCTTTAAATTTTCATAATAATTGAATGGGGGGCTAACAGAAACTGTTTTGTATATACCGCTTGATGTAGTAATTTCTCTAACTTGACCGCCACCAAAACCAGCCTTCAAATAAATTGAAGAATCTTTATAATGATCATCATGTGGAGAAGCACTATATGCCAACTGGACTACTTGAGAGCTAATGAAATTATTAAGAAACCCAGTTTCGAAAACTTGATAATTTTCACCGCCATTTATAAGTGTTATAGAATCAATTGTACCATTTACAGAGTTTGTAATAACATCGTTATTTGGCGTTACTGGTATATAATCTTTTGTTTGAAATTTATTGTACTGACTTGGATCGCAAGTATACATATATTTCCAAACATAATTATCATATGTTCTGAATGTACCGCTTGTTTGGGTAATAGTTGGTTTCACAACTGATGGTACACCGAATGGGTAGTTTGGAGTACGACCGTTATCAATACATTTATATACTTCGTTTGTGTCGGTAACAACGTAAAAATTCTTACTGTAAATATCAGGGTCGTTATTATTGTAGCGAGCGTAAATCGTATTATTCGCCCAGTTATATCTTTTTACCATTGATGTTACGTCAGAAGACTCTATCAATTTACCATATACTAAATCTTTATATGTGCTTTGCTCAACTTGTGCAAGCGAGTTATTTGCAACAGGTACTTGAGTTTCGTCAACGTTTCCGTCCCCGTCTCTCCATGGCTCCGCCTTACCAACAAAAAAATAGTAAGAATTCTCGCTATCCTTGATTGAATTAATAAAGTTATTAACCTGATCAAGCTTTTGATTTATTGTTAAAACTGCCATTTATTTGCTCTTATTCCCGATACTTTTTTGTATTTATATGAAAATTAGAAAACACCGCCCGTAAGTGCGACACGTTTCCAAGTATTTGTAGCAGTGCAAATATAGATATAATTTGCGTCCCAAGATATATTTCCAGCCACTCCAGTCGATGTGGACGTTTTTGTTTGCTGAGGAGAGCGCAATAAACCTTTATTATCAATAGTAAAAACAGTTTGTGAATTATTACTAAACTCGGCAACAATTCCAGTATTTGAAAAAACTTTTAATCCTACTCCAGTATTTGAATAAAACTCGCCGCCGCTGCTGCTATTTGAAACACCTCTAATAGCAGTAGATGTATTAGAAACCCCTAAAATTGCGTTCGCACTATGGTTATTAACATGAAGTTTAGCCTGGGGAGTTGATATACCGATACCTAAGTTACCGTTGGCAACGTGATATGCGGCTGTACCAATAGTAAAGGTGTTAGCGCGAGAACCAGTAGAATACGTAGAGTCATCAACTGAAATACCCCAAGCCCCAGAAGCACCAGCACCTGTTAAAGTTGGCGCATAAGTATTAAAATTATTTACTGTAATTGCCTTATAACCTTTAATATTTAAATCTGCAGCTGGTAAAACATACGAACCGTCTTGAAAACCAATATATTTCGTTCCACCATCAAAATATAATTTACCAGAAGTGTTCATATCACCATTAACATCTAATGGGAAAGTTGGTGAATTTTTACCAATACCAACATAACCATCTTTGTTAACAATAAATGAAGTTACATCTGGGTTTTCACTATCCTCAACAACAAGAGAGTTTCCTGTTCCAGTTTGTGTAATTCTAACCGCATCGTATGATAGATCAGAAACAACATTTAATCTAGCAGAAGGCGTGGGTGTACCAATACCGACATTTTTCCCTAATGGAACAATAGCGTTATAAAATTCAGTAAAATTAGAATTTATTTTATCCATAGAGGTACGGAGAGGATCACCTGTACCATCATCTGGTTCAATTCCAATATTAATTGTTTGTTTAGACATTTTTAAATTTCCCCGTTAATTAAAGCTTTTTTATCTGTGTCTGAAGTTATTGTTGTTCTACTTGAAATAACCTTCGAATTGTCTACTGTTAAGTATTTGTAGACTGGGGGTTGTATTTCGGTTGTAACAAAAATTTCCTTATTTAAGCTACTGAAAATAACTTCTGCATTTTCTTGTTCTAATTCGTTCTTATTTACAAATCTTCCGAATAACTTCATTCCAGAAGGGTGTACTAAATCTTTTACATATTTTTCATACGTATTTAACATTCTAGAAGCAATGATCTCGTATGAAAATTTCTGGTAATAGTAACTATCTTCAAGATAAATCTGATCGCTCAAAAATCCTTTATTATCTTTCCAGTAGCCTTTACTCTTACCGCCAAGGTCAACTACTGTTGTCCCGATAATACCATATGGATTATTTTCGTTTGTAAGAGCTACTTGTTGGTCTCTTTCGTAACCATAGCCACTATCAACGATTTCAATAGCAGTAACAATACCGCCAGCGTAACCAGCCTTGGCTGAAACGTTCGCATTGAAACCTTTATACCCTCCATTTTTACCAACTTCTCTTAGTTCGTAAATTAATGGTTCGATAATTATAACTTTAGGATCTTCTCCATAACCTTCACCTGTATTAATATTTTTGAGTCTGGCGATATCGCCTACTTCCTTATCAACATAAGTTAATGCATTTTCAATAGTTGTATCAAGGTTTTCTCTATCGTTATACGGAGCTACTGTAACTTTGGGGAAATCATAATGAGTCAATCTATTAGTCTTTTCAATTATTCCCTGTGCTTTATCAAAGTAAATTTCATATTTGGTTCCAGGATGATAAGGGTCTGACCCATCATAAGGTAAAACTGCATAATCTGCAATATGTTCTGGGTCGTATTCAATACCACAACCAATAAGAGGTGTTTTTCTAAAGCTTTGGTAAATGTTACCTGTTCCAGTTAAATTCAAATAATTTGAAGAACTTGCTGAAGCTAATGCAGGAGACATAGCAAGTTTAAAATAATTATCATCAACACGAATAACACCGTATGGCGGATCAATCAATGGAAAAAGCGCATCGCCCTTTTCGTCTTCTAGTTCGTGTTCTGTACCATCATTGTAAGTAATCTTTCCTGTAACTATTTGATCGACTTCACTTTTACTTACATAATGAATAGTATCGCCTGTTATGTACCCATGATTTGGCATATGTATTGTATTGTCGGTAATGTTTACATTAGCAGGGTTTAAAAATACAGATGGTGTTTCGGATAAATGAATTTGATGTTGTAAAAGAACTTCTTCGAAAGTATCTACGAATTTAGTATAATAAATTTTATTTGTGTCAGTGTCAGGGTCGATTTCTAATAAGCCATATGGTAAAGACGGAATTGGATATTCTTGATTATCATATACTCTAAAATAAACTGGGGTATTGATCGGTGGAACAGAAAAAGCTGGCAAATAAACTATTGTAGGAGTTCCAATTGCTATTCCTAATCCGTCATTAGGCGATTCAGGATTATATTGTACGAATCTATGACCAATTGATTTTAAGGTTTCGCCAACAATAGGATACCCAATAACAGTTGGTGAAACTTCTATTTCTTGAATTTCAATTATATTTCCGATGACCGATGTACATTCACCGCCAGATAAACTGATAACTTTATCATCAAGAATAGCATCAATATGATAAGATGAACCTGCTGAAAATTCGTTTCCGGAACTAGTTAAAGAAGTTCCAGGAAAAAGATAGCGTGATAAATTTTCTTGTCTGAAAGTTTGTAAATCATTACCAGAATCAATTAGGGTGAAAGTAACCCCATAGATAGCATTATCTTTTGATATAGCAAGTTTAATATTACTAATATCCACTACATTAGCATAATACACACCATCTAATAGATATCCATATTCATCAGTTCTATAATTTACTTCATCGATTTGTATTGGAGTTCCACCATTAGCTTTATAATATATTGGGTCGCCAGAAAGATAACCATGGTTTAATATATAAATTTCACTTGTGCCAGGATCAATATCAACATCAAGTTCGGCGACTGTTACTGGGACTGGTCCCGACAATAAAGGATGATTAATTCCGTTGTCTAAAATTAAAGGGTCTGTCGACGTAACTTCTATATATGTGCCATCAGTGTTTATTACTGTTAAATTATTAATTGATAAACTTGTATTAAACATTAATTCAGTATTAGTCATTAATGTTTCTACTGTTGTTATTCCTGCATCAAGTTGCTTGACGCCTACAACATTTTCCATAACTAATATGTCGCCAGAACTAAAAGTTCCAACTACATCAGAAACATAAATCTCGAACCCGCCGCCTACTTGAGCATCGCTTTCCATTTTTTCGTTAGCATAATCATCAATATGGTCTGTATTGAGTCTGAAAATTTCTTTATTTACAATACTACCAACTTTAAACGTAGCTCCAGTACCGCCTGGATTTTGATAAGAATAGCCAGAATTAGTAATGTAATATAAAACAGGATTATCAATAACAGGAACTTGCGAATCTGCTGTTGTGTTTAAATCAAGATCATAATCAGTAAATAGTTCAAAAGCATAAGAGTTTACAATTTTTACATGGTATCCATAATTTTCGATATTAAGATTTTCAACACCTTGTATATAATCCAATCTTACGGTGTCTCTGTTTTCTAAATTATGCCCTTTTTCAGAAACAATTATATTAGAACTATTTTTTACAAAAACAGGTTTTACAGTAATAGCATATCTAACATCATCAGAAGAGACAATTACCGTCGAAGCTTGAGAAATAGAAGCAATTATTTTATGATCTGTTGTTAGGTAATCTATTGGGAGCGTTACAACTTCTGGGATCACGCCAACTGCAGGAACAACTACTTTATGAACAGAAGAATTAGAAATAACAACGTTGCCAGTTATGTAATCAAAATCTCTAATAACTCCAGTACCTGTTATGATACCAGAACTAGCATTGGCGCTAGACCAAGAAGGTTTCTCGGTAAGAACAAAAGAATTATCATTGTCAACAGAACTAACAGTTCTAACTATCACATTAGAATTTAAATTTGTATTCTTAAAAATTTGATCTTCGTTACCAGGATTAGTCAGATTTAAAGCTGTACCAATTGTAGCATCATCTTTTGTCAATGCAAGTTTTATGTTATCAGGATCAATAACTATAGCATAATATGGCTCATTATCAACTAAATCGTTTGTTCCAGATGTTGACAAATATTCTATTGACGGACTACCGATACCCAAATAGTATATTTTGTCCTCATTTGAATAATTATGATTTTCAATATTAATTTGATTGGTAGTAATGTTTACCAAGCTATTTGAAACAGATACCTGATTATTACTTTCAAAATAAACTAAATCTCCTGCTGTTACGGTAATACTAAAAGTACTATTACCAGTAACTGTATTACTTGCAAGGTCAAGAACTGCGCCAGATATTTTATTATTAGCAATCAAATTATTCGAAAAATAAATTGGTTCATAAAGACTAAAAGTACCCTCAGTTTTTTCAAGATCTACATGAACAAAACTATTGAGAGTTATAGAATCTATTTCTCTTGTTTCGCCAACAACGTTTACGACAGCATCGAGAGAAAACCCAGAACCACCATCTAATAGTGTAAACTGAACTTGACCATTTCTATCAGTTGTAGAAACGACTCTTGCAACACCACCAGCACCACTATTATTAACGTTTACTAAATCGCCAACATTATAATTAATACCACCATCAGTAATACCAATAGAAGAAAGAGACCCAATAATAATTGGTCCATTTTCAATAGTAATTTCTGGAACAGCTTCGCAAAGTATCTTCTCACCAAATTTAAAATTCCCTTTAACATCATTTAAGATCAAAACATTAATATATTTGTTGTTTACAACTTTTATGAAATAATTATCAACTACAGCTGACGCAAAAGTCCCAGTAGAATAAATTTTATGACCGATTGTATTTACAAAATAAGGGCAATCTGTAAGTTCGATATATTTCGGAACAACCCAATCGCCATCTGAAAGTTTAAATATATCTTTACCTGGGGTGTATATTTCGATATCTTCATTAAACAATATCTTAAACAATAAAGCATAAGAACGATCCGAACCCTTAGAACGATATAGATCTAAAATATGCTTTATCAATAAAGGTTTATCTGCAAGTATATTTTCTGGAATTGAATTGATATATTTGTTTTTAAAATATACTAAGAAGTTATTTAACGTAGTATCAAGATCTCTATACTCTAAAAGCGAGCGACTTTCGTGTAATATCTCGCCTTGAGATTCTAACCAAGAATAATACGCCTTAACGAATTCGATAAACTGTGGACCCTCTTCTTGGTAAAACTGAGGGAACTGTGATTCGATAAATGGAGAAATTAATTTTTCTATTGACATTATTCGTTTACTGTTGTAAGAGATAAACCTGAAATTGTATCGATTTCAATTATACTATTACCTTTACAGTATATATCTTTATTTTTAGAAGTTGCAAATATTTTCAAACCGCCAAAAATATTGAAATAGTCAAGAGAATTGATATAGATTATTCCTGTAGTATAGTCTATGGTCCCAACTTCTGAATAAATTTTAATAGGGTTATTTTCTTGTTCATATTGATAAAGCACCCCATTGCCTGTAGTTACCCCTTCAATATAATCCGTAAATACATAATTTTTACCGCCAGTAATAAATTTAGAACTTATAACAGAACCCTTTTCAATAGGATTGTTTAAATTACAGGTTATTATTGCTGATTCGTGGAATGTTGGGGAAAAAATTCTATACAATTTCGTTGTAGTTTCATTACTAAGAATACCAATATCTGCTTCGTTTATTTTCTGTTCTAAACGAGACAATCTGAATGCAGTGTTAAAATTTTGAAGATTATCGATATTGTAGGCTTTGATAGCGTTTGTAACTTTGTTAATAATAGCAGTAGGGCTAGAAGTCGTGCTTGCTAGATTAGTGTGTATAACTGAATTAACGGTAACGTAAAGGTAATCAGGATCAATAATTTTAACCCTTATACCAATAGGAGAGAGTTTATTTACGAACGCTACAATATCTGCTTTTCTAGTATCTCTTAATACGTTGCCAGAAAATGTGCTTGGTGAGATAAACACTGTTCCAAAATTTACTTCGGTATTAGTTATTTCGCCACCGTAAACATTTACATATTGTATTTCTGGGTAATTCTGTAATAGTAAAACTGCATAATCATTATCAGTTACACAACGACCCTGTGTTTGATAGTGTCTAGGTGCATTAAAACGAATTGATTCAATTCCTTCAGAGTTAGCGCCACTTAATGCTCCTGAAACTGTAACTGCTTCATCATTGGTCGCATAACCATCGTTTACTGGCCCAAGATCGGAATCCAAAGTAAAAGAAGTAATACCATTTCCATCCGAACCACTTGTGATTCGATAATTAACAGTTATGATAGCGCCGTTTTTCGGTCTTCTACCAAAAATATCATCCCCAAAAACAATTTCATACTGCTTATTAGAAGTAGCCTGTAAGAAGTATACGTTGCTAGTATAATCTAAATTATAAAGGTTTTCGGCAAAAGCGAAAGTAGTATTTACGCTGTTTTCGGATACCGTTATTTCAAGGCTATTTGTATCTATTTCAAAATTAGATATAATGAATTTTTGAGTTTCACTCGTATAGTCCATGGTGAAAGAATCTTGCATATAAGATCCTTCGTATATTTCTAAATTGCTGATTCTATAAACTCTATCGGAAGATAGGTAGTATTGTTCTCTATCTGTAACGAAATTGAAGAACCCGTTAGAATTTGTACCGCTGAAAACTGTTCCTTTCGGCAAAACGAAAGGATTATTTATACCAGTAGTATTAATGTTGATATCAATGACGGCTTTTGCAGAACGGTTAGATCTTGGTAGATAATTTAATTCTTTAGCATGCGAAATAACAGAATCAAGTTTTTGAGCTGTATCAAGAAACATTTCAGAGGCAACCATATTCAAATAAAACGAATTCAAATAAGAGTTATATGACATTACATCTAAAAGAACATTAATATTCGAACCCTCAAAATCGTAGTCCTTTAGAACCGATTGAGAAATTAGATAATTTTTAAAATTCTGTTTTAGAGTATCAAAATCTAATGAACTGATGTTAAGCGAACTATTAGCCATTTATCTCGCTCTTTTTAAGAGAAAACTGAAACTTACAGGTGTTGGATTATTTATTAAATTATAAACGATAGTTATTTGAATTTGGTGGTCGTCTGCCGTAGAAAGTGCTTCTATTTTCAAAGGATTAACTCTGGGTTCATAATTTTTAATAGCGTTTTCAATATAAAATTCTAATGTAGATAAACTGGGTTGGTCGTTCATTTCGAAAAGAGAAGCCCAAACATTCGAACCGACAGTTGGTTGAAATAATCTTTCTCCAATGTTAGTGAATATTAGGTTTCTCAAAGATTGGTTTACTGCTTGTTCGTTTGTTACTCTACCAAGCTGGTTACCGTATGGTGTTTTCGCAAAACTGTTAACAAAATCAGAGAAAAACTCTGTTTTCTTTTTAACACCATTTAATGTTTCTGCTCTTGTTAATGCCATTTTACGCCCCTATAAAAACGTCTGATGAACCGCTAGTGATTTCATGCGCCGCATACAAACTACCTTTAAATGCAGCTTTTTTACTATTTACAAATACTGTTCCTGAACAATTAGTATCCATCGTGGGCGCATGAGGAACACAAGAAGGACCTACTGGATAAGTATGAGATGCAACTGCGTCCCCAAAACGAACCACTCCATCACCATTAACTATTACATCAGGTGAACATGCGTCAGTTACAGTAGTTGCATCGCAACCATGACCTGTATTTACTGAATCTGTACCATTTCCCCTAGCTGCTTCTGGCATTTTAATTCCTATGGGTTAAGATCAATTTTTGCAGAAACCATAGTAATAACAGAAGGTTCTATAACAATCGTGGACCCACCAACCTTCAAAGTTATTTTAGTTTTTGCTTCTATTAAAATATCTTCTGCTTCTGCACTAATTCTTATGTGACCGCTATCGGATTGCATATCTATTCCGCCGCCATCTTGAACAAAAAGTCCAAAATCCCCTTTTACCATTTCAAAATTTTGACCAGTTATAGAACGAACAACATCGCCTTCAATATTTGTATGATGACTACCTACAAATTTTTCAACAATATCACCAGTAGTCGTTGTATAGCTTTTACCTCCTGGGACAATTTGATATGTTCCTTCCTCTGAACCTCCAATTTCTTTTGTAGACCCTACATAAAAAGTTCCGCCAGCAGCAGAGCCAGAATCGCCCATTACATTTGAATTTTTTGTACCCTGTGCACTCTCATCAACTGGACCATCGTTATTTCTACTAGAACTACCAGCATTATGTCTTTCGTGATGCGTGTGGGAAGTTACCATACCACCAAACGAATCTGACACTTCTTCTGTTTCAAAACTACCATCATGGTTTACTTTAGAAGTAAACGAATCATTTGGCTTACTAGGATTAGCATGCTTAGTGGTCGCACGCCCAAGAACATCAACATCCATGTAAAGAAAAACTGGATGTTCGACTGATTTTTCTTGAGCAGCCGATTCTGGGATTTTTTTATTCGGGGGTTCTGCCATTATACACCTATATTTTTCAATAAACTAGAAGTTGCAACAACGGCTACTGATGTAACCCCAGCTATTTTAAGAGCATTAGATATATTAGATCTAGAAGCACTTGATCCCATAGCCAAAGATGCTATAGACGGTATCGTCATACCAGCAGTTTGTAAAACTGAACTTAGACCATTCACGGCTCCCAGAGCAGAGGTCAACCCTCCGATTGAACCAAGAGAAGAAGTTAAATTTGTAACAGCAGAAATACCACCAAGAGATGGAATCAACGAAGGAATCGATATTCCTAAATTATTTAAAGTTCCTGCTAATCCAGCTACCGCTGCTAAACTCGCAAGCCCAGGAATTTGTAATCCTGGTAATCCAGGAGGTTTGAACGCAGTTTTAGATTTATTGGTCATCACAGTTAACATCGCCATATTTTTAGAAAACCCTTCTAATGATTTAGATACGTTACCAGTATTTAAAACAGATTTAGGTAAGAAATTACCTTTTGCTAAATTAACTGCAACTCCTGCAGCGCCCAATAAAGCTGGTAAATTAGACATTAAAGAAGAGCTACTTCCTTTACCAACAGCGCGATCCATACCATTATTTGTATGAAGAATTTTATGTTTATCAAGAATAGTGTTCAATATAGTCGGAGTTAATTTAAATTGAGTAACATTTATGACCTGAGCAGCGAAATAGTATTCGGGATATTTGAAGTATATATCTAAATCTTCTGCTATTCCCTTTTCGGCTAAAGCAAGACACTCGTCATCTACAGAAGTGTATGGATAATCTTTTGTTGTTCTTCTAATATAAACTTTCGTTTGATCTTCTTTTATATATTCTATGTATCCTTGATATGGATCATTATCAGACGTATAATATTGTTTTACTGATAAAGGAGGAACTAAATTGAAATCGGCGACTAATAGATTAGCTGGAGGAACCTTTTTCCCATAAATTACAGGCGGAGTTGGCTTAACTGGGATATTTGTTTCTCCAAAAATAATTGCCTTCTCTAATAGTTTCGAAATTGCGCCCTTTACAGTGTCCTGATATATAGGACTTATCTGATAGAAACTATTATTTTCAAAAACTTTATCTAAAATTTGTATAACGGTTTTGTACGTATATTTTTTACACAAAATACAAAGAGCTTCTGAAAAAGCATCGGTTACAACATTAGCCTGCGTAGTTGTTAAAGGAGCGCCCGAAGGTGAAGCATTTGCTATGTTCATTATAGATTTAACAGCGGCGAATTGCTTAACCATATTAGCGAAAGCCTGAGCCTTACCAGATGGATCCACCTGAGCTATTTGCTTGGCGAGATCTAATCCTGGTTTCGCAGAAGCTGTCGTTGGTAAATCTGCCTTCGGAGCGTTTTTACTACGTGTTGTTTCTAGAGCTTTTGGGCCAGTTCCATTTGGTACACTTTTACCTTCTGCAAATTTAGCATCTTTACTTTCGGTTCTTTTTACTTCTTTACCGTCTAGACCAGCTTTATTATTTGCAAGGTTCTTATGTTGATCTTTGCCAGGAGCACCTGCTGGACTATCGATACCATACTCTATTTTTTTTAACTTATCAAACGATTCGTCTGAATTTTCTTTACTTACTGCCATTATTAGCCTCCAGAATCTAAAGCGCCACGAGCAAACGACCCAAAAATAATTGGGTATTGCTCTGAAGTGTCGTTTTCAGCAAATGATATAATAACCCTGGAGCCAACTATCAAACCATGCGGTGTTGCTCCAACCTTTTCAGTCGCAGCTGATGTAACAGGCTGTAGAGGTAACGCCCAAGGTAAATTATCGTCTTTCATATTTTGTTCATCATTTTGATAACCGTATTTTCTAACTTTTACTCTACCAGATCCAAGAGGATCCATTATATCTCTTACTTCAGCGAAATAAAAATTACCCATTTCCGTCCCCACCTTCTTTAAATCCGCCCTTAATAACTCCTAATAGCATAGTATATCTTGGAGATTGTCCTACAGGTTTAATTTTATGTTTAATTGAAACTACCAGAGCTTCTGCGTTAAATTGAGTTTCACCAGCTGCATTTTCAAAACTTGCCTTTTTAGGTATTTCTAATTTTACGATACTTCCTAGTGTTATTGCTGGATTACCTACTACTTCTAAAGTAGCATGGTTTTGAGTAAGGTGTGACATAAAATCGAGTCTATTTTTTCTAGCTTCTGCAACACCAGTAGATGTTTTATCATTTGCGGAATCTTTTACTGTATGAACAGGAACAGAAGTAGCATTTGTTGGTGGTGTTTTGTAAGTTGGAGTTCCGGCAACAGTATACGTTTTAGGTTTTTGAGCTACTTGATCCGCTTTCCCAGTTGTAGGATTATAAGAATATTGTTCAGCCTTACTAAATTGCCTTGTTGGAGTAAAAAACGAATCAGACACATTAAATGACAATATCGCATTTTGTTTTTCGTTTTCGGAGCTACCATTATCTAAAGTTGTTATCTGTTTTAAAGTTGCAACTGGAGACTGTTTGAAAAGATGCTCAAATGTAGCAAATATGTATTTTTGAGTTCCGTTTTCTGATCTTTGGAAGCAAACAAATGCAGAAGATTTATTTTGTTGTGAAACATGTTCATTATTTAAGATTTGAAGACACTTAAGAGGGTGTTGATTTTTAAATTCAAAACGTCTTTGACCTTTTGTTTGCTCTTGCATATCCACTTGTTTATCTGTTTTATATCCCTTTTTTAAAATTTGTTCTACCATTTTACTTGTTGGCTCTGTAGCACTGTATTTGAAATGGTTTCCTTGAGCACTAAGGAATTCTGAACAAACTCCTCTAACATCATAAATTTTATTTTTTAAAGAACCTTCGTGACTATCAGCAGAATCTTTTAAGTTTTTTGGGGTTAAAAATTTGAATTTAAATCCTGCTTGCTTACCACTGTCTAAAGTTGAAAAAACGATTTCAATATCTTTATCGAAAGAACCATTCATTTTAGTTTTACCCATAGCATCGCTATGATCTATAACTTGTATTTCGCATGCAGCGCCATAAGTATTAAGTATATCTTCTATTATATTAATTTCGCCATAGGTAGCCTGATTGAAATCTGTTAGATCAATATCTCCTACTTTAAGTTTGGATATCTTTATATCACCAACTGGCATTTTATACCTTCATCAAATCTTTTAGATTATCAGATGCTTGTTGAGCAAAAGCAGCATCAACTACCTGAACTGTTTTATTAAATTCATTTTTACCATATTCATATTCAAAATATGTTACTGGAGACCAATATGCTTCTTCATCAGCGGGTATATTATTAACTAGAATTTCAATAGCAGATGGAGAAGCATAAGCTTCACTTTCTGTACCTTGTATGTAGCACGAAGACGGATCTATAATTTCATTATAATAACCAGAAACGTGTTGAAGATGTAATTCATTACCTGAAATAAACAATACTTGACCGAATCCAAATATATTATTAGTAAAAACTATATTACAAATTTCGTCTTTGATGAATTTATTAGCAGTATCTTCTAATGGTGTAATAGTGTATTTTACGATTTTATTAGTATTCATAATCCAATCTTTTTGCTTTCTCTTGTAAGAAGCAATAATGTTATTATACCCAAGAACGGGTTCCCAGTATTTTCGTTCCCCAATTGATAGAGAATTAAACCTAGAAACGCTAATATATTCTTCACTGTTCCAATCGTTCTTGTAGTGTTTTACTTTTCTTTGTGTAGTAAAATAAGAACCATATTTTTTAGTAATAAATTCATTAAATTCTTTTTCATGAAGATACCATTCATAATATGGGTCTACGATTTTATTAGAAAAATATATTAACCAGCTCTGATATTGGTCATTATAATATCTGTAGCTTAACTGATCTGCTCTTTCTTCTGAAGATATCGTATATGGATAATACACAAGAGGATTATTATACACTTTTTCTAAAAGGACAGCACGTTTCGTAATATCAACTACCGTTGTATTAGCGTATTGAATTGTTGGAAATTTTTCGAAATATTTTTCCATTTTTATAACCTACCCAAACCTTCGCGAATAGCATCGCGGATTGTTGTTCTTGCGGTTTCTATAGTTTCGGATATGCCATCTAAAGTAGGCGCTATTCCTCGTTTACCTTGATAATTAGTTTGATCCCAAAGTTGAATTTCTTGTAATTGTAGGTTCAGGTTAACTACCGTCGGCGCACCATTTTTAAAGAATGAAGGTACACCAGCTCCATTATAATCTACGCTTACACCTAGAACTGCACAAGGTCTAAATCTCATTGTAAATGTATCATCTGGAAAAAGTTTTACCATTAATATATTTGGATATGCATATGCGGCTCCATATGCAATTTGTTTTGGTAAAGAATTAAATTTTAAATAATTTATGATATCAACTAGCGTATTTGATTCTTGTTCCGTGCTAGGTGTAAAAGACCAAGATAAATTATGCTCTTTATAATTTGGTTTTTGGAAAGTCATAAAAAGAAGAGGATTAACTGATATTCCTGCAACTGCGCCACCTACAGTAGCTGCAGCAGTTGCGATTCTTGCAGCTCCTGGTGATATTAAATTTCCTAAAATACCAGCAGCAGCTGAAGTTGCACTTTCAGGCGACCAAACTAAAGTTTGAACATCGTTTAATTTTTTAGGAATAGGTAATCGTATACCTCCGCCTACTGGTATTGTTAAGGCAGTTGATGTCATCTGTTGTTCTATATTATATGATACAAAAGTCAATTCAGTATAAAAATTTTTATTTTTATCAGTAGATCTCATCAAATCATTTGGAAAAGTTCTAAAAGAAAATGACTTTCTTGGGGGAAGTGGATAATTATACCCAAATGAACCGAATATTGACATTTGAAAACCTTGTTATATAAACTAAATACCTTAAATTCTATTTATATGAAAATCATGGCAAAATA